TACCGTATTAACAATCAAAAATCTTTCAAGAAAATGGGATATACAGCTCACCACCCTCGTGGCGCTTTTGCTCTCAAAGAGCAGAAGGAGGGTGTACATACAGAATTGCTCGATGTTGTGTGGCAAGTAGGTAAGTCGGGCGTAGTCAGTCCAGTTGCTATACTTAGTCCGGTCGAAGTGGAGGATGCCATTGTGAGCAGGGCAACTCTACACAACATTGAGTACATTCGCAGCCTAGAACTAGAAATAGGCTGTATGGTAGAGGTTATTCGGAGTGGAGATATCATACCTCGAATTGTAAGGAGGGTAGACCTTCCAAAAAATAGTTCTTGACTTTTATCTCAGTTTTTCGTATAATATATTTTACATTTTCGGAGTAGTCTAAATGTTCAGAGAAATCGTACCACCAACGGAATGTCCGTCTTGTAGTGGTGAGCTTACTTTTGTCCGTGATATTCTATACTGTCACAATAACAGTTGCGCGGCACAGAAAGCTAAGAAGATTGAGCATTTTGCAAAGACTCTGAAAATTAAGGGCTTAGGCCCTGCCACTATCGAGAAGTTAGAAATTGAAGATTTTGATGAAATTTACAGATTCAGTATAGAAGAGCTGTGTCATAAACTAGGTGATAAGTTGGGCACTAAGCTGTATGATGAAATCTGGAACTCTGCTTCAGCTCCTCTCGATATGGTACTACCAGCTTTTGGTATTCCTTTAATCGGAAAAACGGCAACAAAGAAGCTGTCTGAGACTGTGCAATCTATAACTGAAATTACACCAGACACTTGCAAGCGTGCCGGATTAGGTCCAAAAGCTACGGACAGTCTTTGTAACTGGCTTGATTCAGAATTTTATTGTTTCTATGACGGGGCTCTCCCGTTTGAACTAAAATTTGACGTAAGCCGCCCTCAAGTAGACATACAGGGCACAGTGTGCATTAGTGGACGCTTGAAGAGCTTCAAGACTAAAGCAGATGCTACTGAAGCTTTGTCAACTGCTGGATTCATTGTAAAATCTAGCTTGACCAAAGACGTAACTTTTTTAGTTAACGAAAGTGGTATTGAATCGTCAAAAACTAAACAAGCCAGAGAATCTGGCGTAACTATTATTACAGATTTACAATCTTTTTTGGAGAAATAATATGGCACTTCCCAAGTGGACTGATGAGCGTACTGCAGAACTTACTTCCTTTGTCGGAACTGAGTCTCCAGTATCTCAAGAAACTGTAGCCGAAGCAGCAGAGCGTCTAGAAACTTCTACTCGATCTGTTTCTTCTAAGCTACGTAAAATGGGCTTTGAAGTAGAGCTGGCATCTGCCCGCGCTTCTAAGTCTTTCACTGAAGCTCAAGAGTCAACTCTCGTTGCCTTCTTGGAAGCTAACAGTGGTGAGTATACTTATGCTCAAATTGCTGACCATTTTGAAAATGGTGAGTTTTCTGCCAAGCAATTGCAAGGCAAAATCCTTTCTATGGAATTGACCGATCATGTCAAGCCTGCTCCTAAGGTAGAGTCAGTTAAGACTTACTCTGATGCCGAAGAAGCAACGTTTGTTTCTATGGTTAATGAAGGTCGTTTTGTAGAAGAAATCGCCGAGGCTCTCGGACGCTCTGTCAACAGCATTCGTGGTAAGGCTTTGAGCCTGCTTCGTTCTGGCGACATTGACGCTATTCCACGTCAAGAGACTACTAAAGGTTCTGCTAAGGCCGATCCTTTTGAAGACTTGGGTGACATTGCTTCTATGACTGTAGAGCAAATCGCCGATACCATTGGCAAAACTGCTCGTGGTGTTAAGACTATGCTGACTCGTCGTGGTCTGGCTGCTGCCGACTATGATGGTGCTGCAAAAGCTGCTAAAGCCGCTGAGTAAAACCTATTTATAGGTGAGCTGGCTTTCTTAGGAAGGCCAGCTTTTTCGTGTTCGTTGGGGAGATATAATTGAACGTCGCTAGTGCGCTCATTAAGCAAATTATTACGCTTCAGGACTTTGAAACCTGGAGCTATGTGCGTAAGCACTATTTGCCAAAAGAGTATCACACTATATTTTCCGTAGTTGATAAGCACTGTGATACCTACCACAAACTCCCATCCATTGACGAACTAAAATTATCTACAAGGGACACAAACACTCTTGATAAGATATATGCTATTGAGAGCGTAGACGTTGATACCGATCCTTATATACTTTTACAGTATTTAAAGAACGAGTTTACGCAAAAAGAAATTTTGCATGAGCTAGACGACTATGTGGAAAACTCAATATCTTTTGAAGATGCCGAAGAAAGTGTTCAACACCTTCACGACATAATTCTTCGAGTAGAAGAAAAAGTAGAACTCGAAGAACCTCAAGAGAGTATGCAACGTATTTCTCTATTCGAGGCAGAAGAGGAGCTTGGAAAGTACCTGCGCCTTGGTTTGAATACTCAATACGATGATCAGATCCAATTCTCCCCTCGGGATCTGATTCTTGTTGGAGGTCGCCGAGGCGCAGGGAAATCTATTACCTGTGCAAACATAGCTAACTCTGTATATAACAGCGGTAAGTCCGCACTGTACTTTACTATTGAGATGGACTCCAGGTCTATTCTTCAAAGACAGTGCTCGATTGCTACAGGGGTACCTCAGGGGCGCTTACGCTCTAAAAATTTAAATGTCACAGAGTGGGAACGTGTAGCTGAGTGGTGGGCAGGACGTTTTCATCGGGGCCAAGAATTACTATCAGAATATCGAGAACACCGAAAGTTTGATGACTTTCATAAAAAACTAACCACAACCTGTGAGTTAGATGCAACAAGACAGTTAGATGTTATATATGATCCTTCTCTTACTTTAGGCAAGATTAGGACAGAAGTTGAAATGAAAGTAAAATCTTCTATGGATATTGGAGTAGTTATTGTAGACTACATCAACCAAGTAAAAAGATCTAGTCAACCCTCACGAAGCGGTCAATATGATTGGACGGAGCAAATAGAAGTTAGTAAAGCACTAAAATCTATGGCACAGGAGTATAAGATACCCTTCTTTTCTCCTTACCAAACAGATGCTACTGGGGAAGCTCGCTTCGCCAAAGGTATTCTAGATGCGGCAGATGCTGCTTTTGCTCTTGAACCTTGGACCCACGAAGATAACTGCGTAACTTTCAAATGTGTTAAGATTAGAAATAGTGAGCCCATTGACTTTACCTCTACTATGGACTGGCAAACTCTCAAGATGGGGCCGGAGACTGCTTTGACTCCAGACCAGAGAGAGGATGCAGCTCATAAAACCGGAGAAGAAATCCAGGACATATAAAAATATTTCTTGA